AAAAGTACAAATTGAAATATTAAACGAGGATACTTTTAAAATTGGTCGTCATGAAATAAAACTATTATGTAATCGTGATGCAGAAAAATTAGATTGGGGTGATTGTGATTATTTAATAGATGCAACCGGTGCTTTTTTAACAAAAGATAAATGTAAATTACATAATGCGAAATATGTAGTTATGTCCGCGCCACCAAAAGATGAAACCGAAACATTTATTTTTGGAGCAAATCATGAAAAATATAACGGAGAGAAAATAATATCAGGTTCATCATGTACTACTAATTGTATGGCTCCAATGGTTAAGCTATTAAGAGATAACTTCGAAATAAAAAATTGTAATTTTATCACAATTCATTCTGCTACAGCTTCCCAATATACTATTGATGTTTGTAAAAAAACTTCAAGAACAAATCGATCGGTTATTAATAATATTATTCCTCATTCTACTGGCGCTTCCAAATCAATTATTAATATTTTCCCCGAATTAGAAGGAAAAATATATGGTACTAGTGTTAGAGTTCCTACTATGAATTGTTCATTATTAGATTTTAATGTAGAGCTTGAAGGCGAAAATGTTAGTCTAGATAAAATAGAAGAATTAATAAATAATTCTGAATTAAATGGTAAAGTATATGGTATAAATAATAAAAATTTGGTAAGCACAGATTTTATGTCTACGCAAACGCCAACAATTTTTGATAAAAAAGCTTCCATGGAAATGGGTCCAGGTAAATTAAAAATGTTATTATGGTATGATAATGAATGGTCATATTCCACACAATTAATACGTTTAGTAAAACACATGTATCATTTTAATACTATGATCAAAGATAAATATAATATGAAAAACTTAGAATTAACAGGAAAAAATGTTGTTGCTCGTTTTGATTTCAATGTAGCAATGAATAATGGAGAGATAGTTGATGATTTTAGAATTGCATCAGCTATTCCAACAATAAAATATATATTATCTCAAAATCCTAATCGATTAATATTAACCTCTCATTTTGGAAGACCAAAAAATAAAGAGACAGAATTTTCTCTCCAATTTATGATTCCTATTTTAGAAAAATATCTAGAAACAACTATAGATTTCTTACCCGAAGGATTAGCAAATAATACAATACACAAATTAAATACAGGTGTTTATCTTTTAGAAAACTTACGATATTATACTGCTGAAACATTATATAACCCAGAAGAAACAAGCGATAACAATAGTGTTCGTATTTATAGAGAATTAGGTGATGTATTTATTATTGATGCTTTTGGATGTTTACATAGAGAACATATGAGTATATGTGATATTAACTACTCTGGTAAAGAATATGGATATGGTGAATTAATAGAAAAAGAATTAGTAAACTTAAATACTATTCTCTCTAATAAAAATGAAAAGGTTTTGGGAATAATTGGTGGAGCTAAAATACAAGATAAATTACCATTTATCCATAAGTTAAGAAAAATACCAAATACAAGATTATTTATTGCTGGAGGACTAGCAAAACATTATGAACAGTATTATGATAATGTTATGGTAATGAGATATGGTGTAGGTAATTATAGTATGGATGATGAGCCACAAGAATTAACACTTGTTGATGTGAAGAACTCTGATGCTAATTTTTATGATATATCTGATATTAATATGCAAGTATTAATGGAAGAAGTACTAAAAAGTGATATTATATTCTGGAATGGTCCATTAGGTGTTATTGAACATGAAATTTATAAAAAAGGGAGCATTAGACTTGCTACATTTTTACAAAACATAAAAAATAAAAAAATAATTATTGGCGGCGGAGAGACAGCAACCCTTTTCAATAAAGACAATAATGATATTTATGTGTCTACAGGTGGCGGAGCATTATTAGACTATATTCAAAATGGCACAAATATGTATGGTCTTAAAGCTTTTACAAAACTATAATAAAGCATAATAACATATTATATTATGGATAACTATAATACAAAATATAATACAAATTATAATTTATTTATTGAACCTTTATATGGGTCTAAGCGAAATAGTAGAATTGACGAAGTATTATTAAATGAAAATATATTGCCTCATAGTTATAATATTGAAGAAAGAACAGATATGACAGAATATGATGTATACAGTATAGACCCAGAAGGATGCCAAGATGCCGATGATGCTTTTAGTATTTACAAAGAAGATAATAAATTATTTCTTGCTATTCACATAGCAGATCCTACTGAATTTATAAATAAAGATTCAACTTTATGGGAAAGTATTGAAAATAAAGTAGTAACTAGATATCCTTCGAATACAAATCCTGTACATATGATGCCTGAAGAAATAATGGAAAAAGCAAGTTTAATGGTTAATAACTATGGTGATATAAAACGGGCTATAACTATTTTAACAGAAATTGATACAGAAACATTTAATCCAATTGGAAATGCGCGTTTATTATTTACTAAAATAAAAGTAAATCATAAAAACGCTTTAAATTATAAATTGGCGGGTGAATTATATTGTAATAATTTTGTTTTACAAAATGGAATAAAAATAAGTGAAGCCCTAATGTCAATTCGAGGAGAAAAAACAAAAGGAATAGTATTAAATGAAGTAGATAAATCAAGTATTAAATTTGAAAATGATAATGTATATCTATATAGTGATTCACCTGAAGAAAAGTCTATGAAACAAATGATTGCCGAATATGCTATATTTGCGAACTCCTTTGTAGGAGAGTATTTAAAGATAAATTTTGAAGGTTCAGGATTATATAGAATATGTAGTGCTAGTGAATGGTTACATACATTATATGATGGTATAACTGGAGATGAATTGTTAAATGAAATAATTGTAAGTGGTATTTCAGCAGAATATATTTCAAAAGTAAATTCTCATGATTTAGTTGGTTCGCCAGAATATTGCCATTTTACTTCACCTATTCGTCGTTTATCTGATTGTGTTTGTCATTATTTATTAAAATACATATACTTAAGAAATAAAGTAGAAATTGAAGCTCCATTTTTAAATAGCGATTTAGAGAAATATTCTAATAATTGTATGAAATTATCTAAAGTAATGAAAAATGTTCAGTATAAAGATACAAAATTTAGATTGATACAGGTAATGCATAATATGTTAATAAATAAAGAAAAAATAGCTATTTCTTATTTTGTTTCTAGTTACACCGGATTATTTTTAAATATAATTATAGACTGTATAAATGAACATTCGGTTTATTTGTCTTATACTTTGCGGATTTCTGATTTTCAGAAAGAATATGAAATAAAAAAAAGACAGGTAATGAATATTACAAGGGTAAATTGTATAGGCAAATTTGATCAAGGTAGTATACCGGAATTAGATAGTTTGTTTCTTTAAAAATATATTTTTATATAATTATATATTTTTTATACAATATTTCCTACATAAATATATATAATATGTATTTATTAGCAATTGATATTGGAGGTACTACATTTTCTTTTTCTCTCTTTAAAGATAATCATCTTTTTTTAAATTCAGATAATTATGATATAACCAAGTATATAGACCATGAAATATTATTTAAAGATTTATATTTAGTAGTAAGAGAGAAAATAGACATAGGGTTAATTTCAAAAATAGGAATAGCATGTCCTGGGCCATTGGATTTAGCCAGCGGGACAATTTTAAATACACCAAATTTAAAATTTTTGCGGAATGTTAATATTAAAGACGAATTGAAAAAGCATTTTAATATTAAGGATATTCATGTGGAACATGATGCAAATGTTTATACATTAGGATTTTATAACAGGTTAACTACAAAAAACAAAGATGATGTTGTATTGGGTATTACATTGGGTACTGGTATAGGATTTGGAATTATAATAAATGAAAAATTATTCAAAGGAAGTTATGGAATGTCAGGAGAATACGAGCGTAGTCCAGTACTTAATGATAAAACATGGGCTGATTTAATAGGAAGAGATTTTTTTGAATTAATAACACAATTATATTTTAAAAAAAATGTAACACCTAAGGAATTATTTGAATTAGCAAACGATAATAATAGTAAAGCATTAAATATATGGAAAAATTATGGTAATAATATTGGGAAATGTTTATGTCATGTTATTGGTTTATTAAATCCCAACTATATATCTATTGGTGGAGGAGTTTCAAAAGCAAATAAGTATTTTCATAATTATATAATAAAGGCATTAGAAAAACATTGTTTAATTTATGATAAAAAAAAAATAAATATTTCATATGATGAAACTAATTTAAATATTTTTTATGGCTGGGTTTAATTATACATATAAAGACTGATTAGTAGCAACAAATTTGAGAGTATTTAATGGTATTTGTTTAATTTTACTTAGTAATTCCATATTACCCAGATATTCACATAATTTTTCACATTCACTCGCAATATTATTTATTTTAAGAATTGCTTTAATAAATTCACCCAGGAATATATTTTTTTCTTGTAATATTACTTGTAGTATTTCTTTACAACTAGTTTCGTCTGTTGCGTTTTTACACCATCTAATAACATAATCTATAAGATCATAAATTATGTTGTAATCAGAACCAGTAAATACTCCACAATTAGTTTCGTGACTCATAAAATTATCCATATCATTTTTGGCATCTATAATAATATTTTTAAGCAACATATTATTAGTTTTTGGTGTAAAATCACGATAATCTTCTAAGACAGATACATTTGTAAAACAACTAAATATTGCGGCTATTTCATAATATTCTAGGTCTTCAAAGTAGTTATACTTTTCTAATAGGTTAGCAAATACTAGACAATGTATTTCTTTAATATGTGCTGCAACCCTTCCTTTCTCTAAGATTTGTTTTTGATCGTTACTAATTTCAATAAATCCTGTTTCATCAAGTATATTTTCAATTTTAGAGATAGAATGATTAATATAATTGCTGGCACTTTCTAGTCTAGAATGTGTATTACTTCTTTTTGTTTCTAATTCATCTATTTCAGTATATTTTTTAATATCTTCTTTTAGATTTTTATTACAATCTATCATATTACTAATTTCGCGCTCTATTTTTTTCTTTTTATTTGCCGATAATTTTTGTTTTGAAGTTTCTAATTCAAAATACTTATGTATAATTTCGACAGGTGTGCGTAAAAGGTTTAAATAACCTTTTTTGGCTAATATTTGATTATCTAATTCTTCTATATCATTTTCAATAATTTTAACACTTTTACTAATATCATTTGTAATCATACTATTATTAGCAAAATCATTAAAATTCATATTGTTTGTGAAGTATAGATTTAATAACAAATTATAAGAAATTTTAAATTTAGATACAAGTGTTTGAGGAACACCTCCGAGTATAGTCTTATAATCATTTAAATAAGGATAATTAAACAAATTATTAAGATGAATAACAATGCCTTTAGTGTCATATCCTCTTCTGCCTGCTCTTCCAGCTTGCTGTGTGTATTCATGAGCCTGTAAGTAACGCATTCCAGAACCATCAAATTTGGATAAATTTGTAAACACTACTGTTTTTGTAGGCATATTTAATCCAACAGCGAATGTTTCTGTAGCGAATAATAATTTAATATATTTCTTTTCAAAAAGAATTTCTACCATTTCTCTTAATATTGGCATAATACCAGAATGATGAATGCCTATTCCTTTTTGAAATAATTTTATCATATTGACATATTCAGGTAATCGCATATATTCTTCAAAATTAGGTAGTTTCTGTAATATGTGTCTACATTCTTTTTCAATAATTTGAGGAATTGTTGATTCATCATCAAATAATGAGACATCCAAATCATATGCGTATTTTTCCACATTTGCTCTTGAATAGACAAAGTAAATGGCTGGGACTAAATCATTCTCTTTAAGATAATTGGTTAAATCATGTAATACATGTTGTCTTTTAATAAATACATTATTTTTCTTAATATAGGTAATATATTTATTAATTTTATGATAAGTAAGCTCGTCAAGAGGTTTATCTTGAGATTTAAGTAGGTGTAATTTATTTTTATTTTTTATAAATTCTTCCTTGAATTCCTTATCGCGAATATTTTTAATTGTGGCGGAATTAGCGCCTAACCATAAATAATGTTCTAAAGGAACAAATCTAATTTTAGTTGTTGATAAATAAACTTTTTTAGTCGATGATTCATGAATATCTTCAATCCATTTAGCAAATTTTTCTGGTTTATCAATAGTTGCTGATAACATTAATAATTGCACAGAGGGAGGCATTAACATAAAACATTCTTCCCAAACTGTTCCTCTATCTTGATCATTGATATAATGCACTTCATCAAAGATAACAACACCAACTTCAGATTCAATATCAATGTTAAAGTCAAGTGCGAGATTTTTAGTATCATATTTTTTTTGATATAAATTGTTTCTTAAAATTTCAGTGGTCATAATTAAAACATCTGCTTCAGGATTGTCTTTAATATCTCCAGTTAAAATTCCAAATGAAATATCAGGATATTTGCTAGTAAATTCGTGATATTTTTGATTCGATAATGCTTTAATAGGTGAAGTATAAATAATTTTTTTCCCAATAGAATGAAAATATTGAATACTAAACTCAGCAGGTAGTGTTTTTCCTGATCCGGTTGGTGCTGTAACCAACGAATGATTTTTTTCAACCAGTGCTTCAATAGACCATTTTTGCCAATTACTTAATTCAAATGGAAATATTTCAAAGTGTTCATTGTGCTTTGATTCATTGTATTCGTTTGGACAAATAAATACCATCTTTTATAGTATAAGTAAAAAAATCCTTTTTATTCAATTTTAAATATAAATATAATAATTTGTATTTATATATTTATGAAAAGAAGCGTATGTATAGCAGGCAATTGGAAAATGAATCCAAAAACATTAGCAGAGGCTGAGGAACTAGCAAATCAATTAAAAGATATTAGATCATTTCACAATATAATAATTCTAGTTCCATTTCCTTTTATATATAAAGTAAAAAAAATATTATCAGATACATATATTTCTGTAGGAGCTCAGGATTGTTATACTATTTCATCTGGTGCTTATACTGGTGCTACTTCTGTAGAAATGTTAAAATCCTTAAAGTGTGACTATATATTAGCAGGACATAGTGAACGAAGAAATATTTTTAATGATTGTAATTCTATAGTTAATGCTAAAATCCATACAATATTAAATAATAATATGAATTGTATATTTTGTATCGGAGAGAATCAAGAGGAATATCAAAAAGGTTTGAATAAAGAAACTTGTTCAAAACAATTAACAGAAGGATTATCAAAAATTTCTAGTGAAAAAATAAAAAATATAATAGTAGCTTACGAACCAGTATGGGCAATAGGCACTGGATTAACCGCTACACCTGATATTGTAGAAAATGTACATAATTATATTCGAATTTGGTTTAAAGAAAATTATTCGAAAGATATATCAGATAATATACAAATATTATATGGTGGAAGTGTAACACCTGAAACAATAGATAGTTTAATGAATGAAAATAATATTGATGGTGTATTAGTGGGGGGTGCTTCGTTAGTTTATGATAAATTTACACGCATTATTAATTTTGACTCATTAAAGATTTAAAATGCCAATTATTAGATCATGTATTTAAAAGAGTTGTAGAAGAAAGAATAAAATTTAAAAATAACATATAATTTAATTTAAAATATAAATATAATTTTAATAATAATATAGTAAATGAATACTAGTTATCAAGATATAGACTTTAATAAAGTTATTGGACAAAAATATAAAATAGTAGAACAAATAGGAGAAGGTAATTTTGGAATTGTATTTAAAGGTATTAATATTAAGAATAATGAATTTGTTGCTATTAAAGTAGAAAATAATGCTAGAAAATCAAGGGTTTTAAATAACGAAGCAAAAATTTTAAAACATTTATCGGGACTAGATTGTGTTCCAAAGTTTAATTGGTTTGGTGCATTTGAAAATCATAGATTTATAGTAATGCAGTTATTAGGTAAAACTTTATTAGATTATAAGGATATAAAAAATACTCTTTCTCTCAGTATTTGTTTACAGGTTTTTGAAAAAATCATTAATATATTTAATAGTATACATGGGAGGGGTATTATTTATAGAGACATAAAACCTGAAAATTTTATATTTGATTTAGATAATTTAAATAAAATATATATAATTGATTTTGGTCTTGCAACTACTTATATAGATGGTAATAATAAACATGTAGAAGAAGATAAAACCGGTCATTATACTGGAACAATAAGATATTCTAGTATAAATATTCATGAAGGTTACAATCACTCGAGGAGGGATGATTTAATATCAGTTGGATATATGTTTTTGTATTTATTATTAGGCAATTTACCATGGATGGGTATAGATGATGATAATATTAAGAACAAATTTAATACAATAATGAAAATAAAAATAAAAAATTTAAATAATAATATCTTCAGAGAATATTTTAAAGAATGTTACGATTTACAATTTAAAGAAAAACCCAATTACAATAAGTTAATACAAATTATAAAAAAAACTACAATTGATACTTAGGTCATCTAGAAAATATATTTGTATATAACTACTTAAAGGTAATTCTAATAATCATTTATAAGTAATGAGTGACTCTCAAGAAACAAGTATTACTGGACGCGTTAAGTGGTTTAACAACAAAGCTGGATATGGATTTATCACAATTACCGATGGTGATCGTACAGGAACAGATGTTTTTGTTCATCATACTAGAGTGATGGTCGAATCTGAGCAATACAAATATTTAGTACAAGGTGAATATGTTGAATTTGAATTATCACAAATTGAAGATGATGCGAAACACGAGTTTCAAGCGTCCAATGTTCGTGGTGTCCGAGGTGGAAAATTAATGTGTGAGACTCGTAATGAGAATCGTACGGCGAGACCTCAAACAGAAGGCGAAGATAGTACCTCTTCCAGACCACCAAGACAGTTTAAAAGAAGAACAGGTCCTCCACGCATCAATGATGATGAATGGGTACTAGTACGAAGACAGCCAGGACAACAAGCTCGTCGTCCTCGCCGCCAAGAAGAATCTGCTAGAGAAGAATAAGTTAAAACATAATTTAAAAATATAATAAACTTTGTATAAAAATTTATTATATTTCATCAGAAAGAAATTTTATTGTTTCTTGTTTTTTCTTCTCATCCTTTATATTTTTATACAAATACTTAATAATTTTAACATTATTTTCATCTGATAAATTATATGTTTTTATCAAATTGAAAATATTAGGTTTATTGGAAATATTATTAGATAAATATCTATGTGCCACATTATTATTATATGGGTTGAATTTCTTTATTTTTTTATTTTCATCATTTTTTTTTAGTTCTATTTTGTTATCACTCTCTTGTTTTTTAATATTCGGGTTTTCTATATTATCAAAATCATTAAACGGATTAAAAAAATTATTCATATATATATTATGTTATTTTAAATGGATGAAATATATTAGCATCTATGTTCGAAATATTGTTATCAGATAAGTTAAACCATTTGGTTTTTCCATTGTTTATATGTAAATATAATTTATGTTCATCTAATAAATTAGAAAATGTAAGATGATAATAGTTTAATACATAAGGTATAAAAAGTTCATGATGACTTGTAGTTTTTGTCTCTTTAAAAAAATTAAAAAAACAATTACTATATTGTTTGCTGTATCTAGTTATATATAAATGAGCATGTTCAAATCCGTGACACATATCACCAACTTTCCAACCTGTATAATACCAAAATGGTAAATGATTTTCATTTATAATAGATATTAAATCATCAGTATTATTATTATATTTATTAATAAATAAATTATAATTTTTACAATAAATATCATCTTCAATATACCAAAAATATTCATAATTTGAATTATTGAACCATTCCAATGTCCCCAGTTTTGATGGGTTATCATTCCATCTGCCATTAAAATTTCCAATTTTTTTTCCATATTTTTGTATAAGGTTGTTATTGTTTAATATAGTTTTAGAACATTTAATAAACTGATCGACATTACTATTTAATTTTTTTGTAATATAGTCTGAATATTTTATTATATGTTTATTAAATTCTTCAACATTTTTATAATATTTATTATCTATTCCAATAACGCAATTTAAATTAGATTTTAATAATTGATTTAAAGTAATTATTTTTCCTATATTTAATTCAGAAATACCCATAAATAAAATAGTATTTTCAAGTGTAGAAACGCTGTTTTTTTTAACTATAATATTTTTGTTAATTGATCTACAACAATTTTTTCTAAA